AGTATTCGTCAGTTAGTAGCACTTTGCGTTTGAATTGCTCTTGTGCTTCCAAGTAACTAAGTTCGCCTTTGCTTTTGCAATAGTAAAGTATTTCTCTTGAGAAGTTGTCGGGGCCTAAGTTTTGTACATCTGCGTTTAGGTGATCTGAGCTACCCCAGTAGTCACGCCAATCGCTTTCTACAGTAGTTCTACGTTTACGCTTTTTGCCTTTGAGTGGTGGCCTAGTTTTTTTGAACTGGGCTAGTTTTTTGCCTACGTATTTTTTGTTGTTTGTTTTGTTAGTAATCAGGTATACAAAGCCAATCACACCTTCCGGTATTTCATCAACAATGTTGCCTTTGTAGTGCCATGTCATTAGTGTTTATAGTCGCTATTATGTATCAAGACTTCTTAGTCTTTAAGTCCATACTTTTTCTGCAATCCAAGCGGAAGTTTGCCTGCGGCATGCGTTTTTTCTGGGTCTTCTAATTCAAATGTGTAGTCACCTATGTTGGTTACTGTTGTGCCAATTGTCAAAAGACCTTCATCCAATGTTGTTGCATTGTTTTGACTACAGTCTATGGTGTATGTATCTGGTTCCATGATCAATTCTCTTTTTGCATGTGGGTCACCCATTTCACGCTGATATACTGTTTTGCCTTTGTCTGGCGACTCGTATATCTTAGGCATCAAATGCCTCCACATCAATATCAAACGTAGTGAAGCCATTTTCTTTGGTGACTTGCAATACGTTGTTGACTCTGCCAACTAGTTCTTCTTTGTGTGAAATCAACAGTATGTTTTTGTTGCGCTCACGTTCAGTCTTCTTGAGTACACTCAGTGCATTGTCAACACCTGTACTGTCCATACCTGAATCAATAAGTTCGTCGATGGCCATAAAGTTGATTGGATGGTTCATGCTTTCAAACACATCACGGAATGCCCAACTCAAACTTAGTATGAGTCTGTTGCGCTCGCCACGTGATAGATTGTCAAAGTCCAAGTCCTGTCCAAGTTGTTGAATACTCACTTCAAGGTCTGGTTCAAATCGCACATCATGTGGCAAGCCCAAGTTGTTGATGTAGTAGTCAAGTCTGTTGTTTAGGAATATCAAGTTCTGTTCAATGATGCGCTTTCTAACAAAACTGTCCTTGTTTGTCAACAGTTTGTACAAGAAGTCCTGATGCTCACGCACTTTTACAAGTTCGTTCATTTGATCCCAACTGACTTCTTGCAAGCCTTCGTTGCGCATTTGTTCAATCTGTTCACCATATGGATCAACACTGTCATTTATTTTTACAACTTCTGCTTCTAGTGTTTGCAGTGTGTTTTGATGTTGCAGTGCTTCTTGCAGTGTGTTGTAATGTGTAACTGGCATACTGCCTAGTTCGCCTATGTCAGCAATCACTTGTGAGTGTTCTTGTTCTTGTGTACCATTGGCTAGAATTTGCATGTTTGCATCTTGGCGTTGATCCTGCTTGCTTTGCATAATGCTTTCTTGTTTTTCATCATGCAAGTCTTGTCCACAAGCATGACACTTGTGTTCTGCCAACAGTTTGATTTCTTTGTCAAGTTTGTCAATCAGTTTTTGTTGTTTGGCGTTGTCAGTTTCAATACTTGACAACCATCTTGTTGCTTCATCATAACGACTTTTGTTGGCTGTCCAAGTTTCAAGTTCAGCATGCTTTTCAACTTCTGCTTCAATGTCCAGTCTGCGCATTGCATCAATTTCGCCTTGCAGTTCTGCTACATCTTCGTCACGTTTTTTCAACCACAGTCGTTGTCTGCGTTCAACATCATTGATGCTTTTTTCAAAGCGTTCGTTGGCTTCTTGTATTGCTTTGATCTTGAACTCTTCTTCTTTGATGCTGTCACGTATTTCCTTTTGATGTTCTTTGAGCTTTTCTGCTTTTTGTGTAAGCATTGTAATACCAAGCAACTGTTCAATGATGTCACGTTGATCGTTGTTTTTCATGCTCAAGAAAGGTTCTGTGTAGGTGTTGAGTGCAACAATGTGTTTGAACATGTCATGACTCATACCCAACAGTCTGTCAATTACTTTTTGTGTTTCTCTGCCTTCACCCTGTTGCTCGTCTGTGGCTTCACCGCTTTGTTCGTTTTGCACATAGAATCTAAAGAACCTTGGGCTTCTACCACGTTCTACTCTGTACTCAATTCCGTCCTTTTCAAAGTCAACTGTTACAACCATATGCTTGGCGTTTGTTTTGTTGATAAGGTTGTCCTTCTTGATGTTGTACAGTGCATTGCCGTACAAACTATAGCTGAGTGCATTGATGATTGTGGTTTTACCTGTGCCGTTACGTGATCCGTCTCCGCCCAAGTCCAAGTTGTTGCCCAATACAAGTGTAAGTCCACTGTTTTCCAAGTGAACTGCTTGGGTAACATTACCCACACTCATAAAGTTTTTCATTGTGATTGACTTAAATTTTAGCAATGAATTCATAGTCCTCTTTGTAGATGTCTTCTAAGATTGTTTGTTGTGTCTTAGTAAACTGTGGTTGTTGCTTGTCCAGATATTCTGTGCTGTTTGTTACTGGTACTCCAAGCTCAGCAGTGAGTTTGCTGATGTCTATTACACGAAATTGAGACTCATATTGACGGTCAATAAAGTATGTTTGTGGGTACATGTGGTGTACCCTAATGTGTGTATTATAGGCTCTAAAGTGATCAAAAAATATCTGCACTTTGCTGTTTATATCATAGTTTTCCAGCCGAATATTGAATGTGTGTGCAAACCAATCTTGCATTCTTGTGTACTTGTTTGCACCCGGCATCATGTAGTGCATGAAGGTGCTCCAAGCACGTACAATAGGATCACGCACAACCACTAGTATGTTGCCAGTGGGCTCGTGTATCCGTTTGTGTTGTACATTCATTTTCACAGTAGCACTACCATTCTTTGGAATCTCATACCAACAAATATTAGGCAACTGCCACAGAGTTGGAAACACAACATCAGTGCAGTACCCGCATTTGCAGATTTGAAATATCACAAACCTCTCCAGATATCAACCAGCATACCTTTGTCAATAAACTCGCTGTCTACCTGATTCAATTGATTATACACTATTTGATCAACACTTTCAACCTCTATATTTGCTTCTTCTGCCCAATCTACTGCATGATCATCACGTTTGACTGGTACTAGACTAAACTCACGTAGGTTGTAATCACGTGTTAGTGTTTCTTTGAGAAAGTTTGCTTCTTCATAACTTACATTCACATCCATTGTAACACGAGCATATGTGCTATCATCCAAGTACTGTTCAGGTTTGTCAACCAATTGACTTAGTGGAATAGTAATGTACTTGGGTCCTGTGTAGTTTACATATTCAGGCTCAGCACCCCATTCAAGAAACATTGCGCCTCTTTCGTGATCCCAAGCATCTGCATAGTTGTGTCCAAACGGACTACCCAAATAGTGTATGTTGTTTTGACTTTGACGTTTGTGAAAGTGTCCACTGAACACATATTCTGGATTTGTAAAGTCTTCTGCTTTGAGCTCGCCATGATCTGGCATTGATACCATAGCATTCATTTTGAAGTAGGGCAATTCAAAGTGTCCAAACACATAACGTGACTTGAGCTTTTTCATTACCTTCCATTCATCGCCAATCAACCAAGGTACAAGTGCTACACCGTCTTGCTCAAACACACCATCATTGATCAAGTGTACGTTGTGATGCAAGCCAGCATAGGGCATGCTGTGTATTTCACGTTTCTCTCTGTAGTACAAATCATGGTTGCCCATAATCATGTACACATTCTCAAACGCTTCAGCCAGAAAGCCTACGTTGCTAACACTATAGTTGAGTGTGCTGGTGTTGATTGTTGCTCTGTGATGATGCCAGTCGCCTAAGAATATGCAGGTTTCTGCACCACGCTCTTTTGCTTCATCCACAAACCATTTTACAAATGCTTCACAGTCATTGTTGAATGTACGATTGTTGTTTTTATTGCCAAAGTGAATGTCTGTAAAGCACGCCGCTTTTTTGAAAAACATTAGTCTGTCTTGCCCTGTGTAGTGTCTGCCTCAAGTAATTCTTTCATCTTCATTTCATGATTGAGCTGGCGTGTCCAACTTGGTGACTGCCCTGCTTCAATCAACAAATCATCTCTGATGTTTTGACTGCGTTTTTCCAAGTTCAGCACTCTGGTAAAACTATTGTTGATGGCGGCTGTGTAGTATGCAAATGGATTCTGTGATTTGCTTTCATCAAACTGCAATCCTATCTGTGATAGTTGTAGCAGTGCTTGTGAGCGCATTTCATCTACATATGTATAGCCACGCCAATTGCTTCGCATGCTGTAACGTTGACACAACAACATAAACATTTTTGCAAGTTTGTTGGTCATTGTTCCATGATCAACACTGAAGTGTCCGTTGTCTCTGCCACCTTCCCAATGACTGCGTAGCACTTCTTGCCACTCATCATCTACCAGTGCCATGTGTCTAAATGGTGGAAAGTTACATTTGGCATGCACATCTGCAATAGTCTTTGGTTTGTTTTTTCTGTTTTCTTCTGGCACATGATCAAATGTCATTTTGCGTACCACAACATCTTCATCTGCGATGCTGTCAGGATCAACGTTGAATTGATTTTGTTTTGGCTTTTGACTGCGTTTTGCACCACTGGCTTCCCATTCAATGAGTGCGTCTTCGTACATACGCTTTTCCATCTTCTTGGCTTTGTCTTCTTTGCCAAGTTGGATGATTTCGTCTGTGATTTCGTCGTCGATGCCAATAATCACGTTGTAACCGCTGTATTTCTCGTCCAAGAACCAACAGTATGATAATTTGCTTTTGTGTATTTCTAACAGCAAATCTTTGTTGTTTAGATAGTTTACTCGTTTGGCCATGTTACCTCTTTCAGATATAGTTGTTTACATTATAGCGACATCTACATCAAAAGTCAACGGCTAATTTGCCGGCTAAATACTAGCAGACACAAGGATGGTCGTATGAGATTTTCTGAGATAAATGAAGCAGTAGCTAACAATACAGTCGTTTTTTACGGCGGTAGGTTCCAACCTATGCATGTTGCGCACAGGCAAGTGTATCAACATCTTGTGGATAAGTTTGGTGCCGCTAACGTATTTATCGCTACAACTTTTAGCCAAAAAGCGGCAAAAGCACATGCTATGAAGGATTTCAGCAATGATCCGTTTACATTTGATGAGAAGAAATCAATCATGAGCAAGATGCATGGCATACCTGCAAACAAAATTGTAAACACCAATCCATACAGACCAGATCCTAACGCAGTTGGCAGAGATCCCAACACCACAGCGGTTGTTATTGTGTACAGTGCAAAAGACGCAGGACGTTTACAAACTGGTGGCGCACTGCAACCCTACAAAGATGGTGAACTACAACCAACCAGCGAAGTAGCGGCATATGTATATGTTGCACCAGAAATGGAAGGCGGCATGAGTGCTACTACATTTAGACAAACAATGATGGGCACAGACGACAATGCTAAAAAACAAGTGTTTCAAAAGTTTTTTGGCAAGTTTGATCAAGGTGTATACGACTTCATCAACAGGAGACTGAGCAGTGCTGACTGATAAACGTGCAAGGCTACGTCCCAAAGGCGGATACCAAAAATTATTTCAAGGGCCAGCACTGCCACTTGCAAGTGAAGGTGAGTTGGTATTTCCTTACACACCAACTGTTACATACAACAGAACCAGCAACTATGGCACATATGATTTGCCACACACAAACTATCAGCCCAAGTACTGGCAAAACACCACCAGTCCCAACATACAACTTACTGCACAGTTTACCAGCAAC